CAGAAAAATTCATTGAAGAACGAGCAGAGCATTTAGTTTCTAATTGTTGTTCAGCTCCAGTAGATGAATTTGAAATATGCTCGGATTGTAAAGAACCTTGCGAAGCAGTAGAAACTAATTAAATAAGTTAAATATATGGAAAATTTCCTAGAAGAAGTCAAGAAGTATGTTTCAGAAATTGAAACAAAAGAAGAAGGAATAGCGATATTGAATAGGTATGATGAGGAAGTTATTTTTCAATCTACTAAAACTACTATGAAAAAAGCAGTAGAGGAGGCAGTTGAAAAATATGCTAACCTTAAAAATGCTAACCTTAAAAATGCTAACCTTGAATATGCTAACCTTAAAAATGCTAACCTTGAATATGCTAACCTTGAATATGCTAACCTTAAAAATGCTAACCTTGAATATGCTAACCTTGAATATGCTAACCTTAAAAATGCTAACCTTGAATATGCTAACCTTAAATATGCTAACCTTAAAAATGCTAACCTTAAAAATGCTAACCTTGAATATGCTAACCTTAAAAATGCTAACCTTGAATATGCTAACCTTAAAAATGCTAACCTTGAATATGCTAACCTTAAAAATGCTAACCTTAAAAATGCTAACCTTGAATATGCTAACCTTAAAAATGCTAAGACAACTTATTGCACAGTAAACTTTTCATCATTTGAAAAAGAACAAGCAGAACAATTTATAAAAGGATTATAAGTGCATTTGAGAAGATAATTAAATAAATTAAATATATGGAAAATTTCCTAGAAGAAGGAGCATCAGCTCCAAAGACAAACTCCAACTATTTTAAACTAATAGAAGGAACAATTAAGTTCAGAATCGTAAGCCCAGCTAAATATGGCTACGAGTATTGGACAGAAGAAAATAAACCAGTTCGACTTCACGAGAAGTCAGAAAAGAAACCTGAAGATGTAAGAGTAGAAGCAAATGGTTCTTGGACACAAAAACATTTCTGGGCTTTCAAAGTGATCGACCGAGAAGACGGAGTAGTAAAAGTATTTGAGATAACTCAAAAAAGCGTAAAGGAAGAACTAGAAGCATTAAACGAAAATCCTGAGTGGGGTAACCCATCAGAGTATGACATCTCTATAACTGGAACTGGAAAAGGACTAGACCGAAGATACACAGTTCAACCATCTCCAAGGAAACCTCTAACAAAAGAAGAAGAATCGCTAGTGGCTAGAACTGAAATAGATTTAGATGCACTTTTTACAGGAGATAATCCTTTCAATGAAAAAAGCGAAATTTCTGACTCAGAATTAGAAAAAATCCCCTTTTAATACATAACTACCTAAAAGTAGTATAAAACGCTCTACGGGCCTTGTGTGAGCTCGTAGGGCTATCTAAGATAGTTTATTTCTAAGCTAATGGGGAAATGCGCGGACAGCCTAAGTCGTCATTAGCTAAAAGTAAATTATAATTAAAAGCTATGATTATTTGTAAAATATGTAATGAAAACGCAGAAGAAATAGCAGAGTCAATTGATGATGCAGAAGTTGGATATTGTGCAGAACATTCAACAAGTGGAATTGAATATAAAAGTAACAATTAAAAATAAGTATATGCCAAAGAAAAAAACTAATTTTGAAAAATGGATAGATAGAGGAAAGGACAATATTGTTATAATGGGAGATTTTAAAAATGAGTATGGAGAAAGATTCTTTCTGTATTATTTTGATTACCCAACGATAAAAGATATTGTTTTTATCACAGGAGATGAATTTGATTGGGAGGAAGGTTATATTTTTGATGGTGAGGCTGTTTATAAACCCTTTAATCTAAATAGCGAAGAAACAAGCAAGGCTTTGCATATATTAGAAATAAATAAAAGAAATTAAACTAACCCCCTAAACTTTATCTAACTATTATAATCGTATGAAGGAGTTAAAAACATATAGCGAAGAAATATCAAAAGCTCAACCAACACAGTTAGTTAATATCTTAATTGAGATGACTGCTGACTATGGAGAGGTTTGTGATTCAATGATTCCAATAGAAAGAGCAAAGATGGAATACTGGCTAAAAGAAAAACAACTAGAAAGCGAAAAACCAGTTTCAGACACAACTTTAAGAATGATGTGGATAAGAGATGGAGATGGAGGATTAGAACGCAGAGCTGAACTTTATAAGAAAGCCCTAGAAAAAATGATGAGCAATGTAAAAGCAATTTTAAGACAAAAAGAAATAGAATCTCGTAATTTAATGTAAAAAACAAAAATACATAATAATTATTAAAAATATATGACTGATATAGCAAAATGTAATAATGAAGATTGCCCTAAAAAAGATACTTGTTATCGTTGGAAAGCAGAGGCAGATGAATACCAAACTTATGCAGAATTTGAAGGTGGAGAAGATTGTGATGGATATTGGGATAGAAAATAAAATGAAAAGCAAAAAACAAAAACTTAAAGAAGAATGTGTGAAACTAGCGACTATGAAGGTACTGGAGAAACATCCTAAATGTATGTTCTGCAATCAAGAAGCTAACACTTGCCATCACTTTATCAGACAATCACGATCAAACTACTTAAGATGTGATTCAAGAAACCTAATCCCTATATGTCAGAGCTGTCATTGTAGATTGCATAATGGATTTGAAAGTATAATGAGCTTGCAGTTAAGAAAAATGTTAGGGGACGAATGGGCGGATGGTTTAATAGAAGATTCAAGAAAAACAATAAAAGACACGCTGAAACATTGGAGAGATTTAAAAGATAAACTATAAATGATTTAATAAAAGTATTATGACAAATAATCACACAAAGAGATGGGAAAGAAATAGAGTAGAAGTTAAGAGTATGCGAACAGCTAGGAGAAATTCTCGCATATATAAAGAAAGACTTGACGGGTGGACTTTAGAGGATATAGGCTTTGAACATGGGATAACAAGAGAGAGAGCTAGACAGATAGTAGAAGGGTTTTATAAAAAGCTTGACAAATATTAGAAAAATAAATATGAAAATAACTAGAGTATGGGCTATGCCTAACCACAAGACATTCACAATAAAACCTATTAAAGAACTTTTAGAAAGGGAGGTGGGTAGCGATTTTATAGACCCATTTCCTTTTCCCTTTAAGACTGACGCATTGGAGTATCTTAAAAGCCTAGAAACAGATAGTGTTGAAAATTTAGCTTTTGACCCACCGTATAGTCCAAGACAATTAAAGGAGATGTATAGTAATGCTGGAATGGCTTATGACACTAAATGTTCTTACTGGTCTAAACTAAAAGACGAAATAGCGAGAATAATGAAAGTTAATGGAAAGGTAATATCATTTGGTTGGAACTCTATGGGTATGGGAGCTAGTCGTGGATTTGCCAAGATAGAGGTGTTGCTTGTTCCACATGGGGGTAGTCATAATGATACTATATGCACAGTTGAAATAAAAACGCTTGACAAATAAATAGAAAGTATGCTAGAATAGAGTCAGGTAAAAACAAAAATAAATAAATAAAAACAAAAAGATGGAAAACATCAACAATGTGCCAAAAGCACGCAAAAAGAGATTTACAGAAATAGGAAAGAACATTAAGGTATTAGCTCTTGTTGGACTAGGTATCGTCATAGGAACAAGCTTCCTATACAGTTACCAACTCTATGTCCAACTAGGAGATTTTATAAAGTAGTCGGTGGTGTTGTCTCTAACGAGGCTACGATACAGGACACTTCTGAGATTACTGCTGTTGGAGTTTCGCAAGATTCTCCAACACAGACTCAGGAGGAAATAATCAAAAAGTATTTTAAAGAAGATACAGAAGTAGCAATCGCAGTAGCAAAAGCTGAGAGTGGTTTAAACCCTTTAGCTGTAAATAGAAAAAATACTAATGGAAGCACTGACACAGGACTGTTTCAGATAAATAGTATTCACGGACACAGCGAAGAATATCTATTAGATACAGAAAACAATGTTAGGGTAGCTTATGAATTATTTAAGAGAAGTGGATTTAATCCTTGGGTTGTATTTAACACAGGGAAACACATTAAATTTTTAAAGTAAAACTATGATTCCAGTAGAATTAAAAGCATCATTAGGTGGACTATTTTGGGGAATAATAATTGGAATTATAATAGGTAAAATAATATGACATATGAAGAAGGGAAAAAAATTGAATGTATAATAGAAAGGATTGAAGATTTTGCTGAAGAATATGGAGATGGGCGAATTAAAGAAACAGCAAACGATTTAAACGTTGTTTTGAAACAATCTGAATAAAAGCATTTAATAATCAATCATATTTAAAACATTTGTAATGTTTACTAAAAAACAAAGATACAATAAGAAAAGGAATTGGAGAAAATCAGTAAAAAAAGGATTACATCCAATGTCTCCATTATTCTGTTATACCTATAATGAATTTAAAAAGAAAAGTGGACTAGATAATAAAGAAGCCTCATCTATTTGGATGGACTTTAATTTTAAACAATTTATACAATAAAATGTGTAATAAATTAAAAACAAATATAGCTTTTTACTTATCTTTATTTTTATTGGGATATGTAATTGGTGAAATAATTTGGAACTAATTTGAAAACAATACTATTCTTCTTAACTATGTGGATATTAGCTATGGTATATATGATACTAAATTCTTAGTTATCCTGTATTTCCGTATAACTTAAAAAAGAAAATAATGGATAAAAAAACAAAAATAGGAAACTTATATAGACAAGGATATAGCTCAAAGGCTATAATGGATAAGTTAGGTGTTGATACAGGGTATACATTAAGGGTTATAAGTGATATAGAAAACGAAAAGAAAAGAGGGCATACTAATATAGCAAAGGCTAAAGAGAACAAGAGAGTAGAGATGGAAAGAATACAAAAGACTCTAAGGGATCTAATACCTTATAAGAACGAACAGGCTAAAATAGAGTTTAAAAAGCTAGAGAAAGACCTATCTTTAATGAGAACTGAATACTATTACTTAGAGAAATTAAAATAGACATTTGACTCGTTCTCTGTTATCGTGCTATAATGTAAATACAATTCAAGATAACATAGCCTCTCTAAATGAGGGCAAACACAATAATCTTGAGAAAGAAAAATAAAACAAAACTGCTGTAAATAAGAACGGATTGAAGATGCGATAATTTTTGTGTTATATATAAACTCTATGAACGAAGTAGCATATAAAGATGGTTTAGCAATTGGAATCCTAATGGGAGGACTAATCGCTATGGCTGTTGTACTAATAATGGCTTAGATAAGCCTAAACTAGAAACGATTACAAATATGGCAGGACCAATAAAACCAGATATGGACTTAGGTAGAGAAGTTAGAAGACTAACCCTAAAACAAATTAGGAAGATTTTACTTGAGGAAGGAATGGGTAAGTTTAAAGAATCAGTTATTTTAAAACTAGCTTCAACAGTATTACCTAGAATAAATGAACATAGTGGAGAAGATGGAAAAGCAATTATAATTCAAGTCGCTAAAGAAATCGTAGACAAGAACCAAACTAATTAACTTGTGAATCTTATGTTGTGTCTTTCTCACAAGTTGGGCATAGCATCAGGTTAGAAACAAATGAATATAAAGTGTGCAAACTGTGGGAAGGATAATGAAATCTTTCTATCAAGGTTTAAGAAGGCTAAACAGCACTTCTGCAACAAAAGCTGTCATAGAAGTTTTAAAAACAAAATAGATAATCCATCTAAGACAAGAGATTTAGCTGGAGAGAATAATCCAATGTTTGGTAAGCATCCAATAGCTTGGAATAAAGATATGAAGGGAGAGGAGTGTCATAACTGGAAAGGTGGTTTACATAAGAGAAAGGATGGATATTATAGAATAAATATTGATGGAGAACGAAAGTTATATCATAGACATATATTAGATATAAAGGATAAAAGCGTTGTTCATCATAAAGACCATAACCCAAGTAATAACTCTATTGATAATTTGATGGTTTTCAATACTCAAGCAGACCACGTCAAATTTGAAGCACAAGAATGAAACTACATAAACAACAAGCTGTAATTGCTAAAGATAAGACTAGATTTAGAGTAATATGCTCAGGGAGAAGGTTTGGGAAAACTATATTAGCCTGTGAAGAAATAAAAGGTAAAGCTCTTTATAAAAATACTAGGATATGTTACATAGCACCGACTTATCAACAGGCAAGAGATATAGCTTGGCAAACGCTAGTAAAGGAACTAAAGCCAATCATAAAGAAAGTAAATGAATCCAGACTAGAACTAACAGTTAATAACTTAGTAAAAGGAACTTCTCTAATACAGTTAAGAGGATGGGAAGCAGTAGAAACGCTTAGAGGACAGCACTTTGATTTCATTGTAATAGATGAGGTCGCAATGATGAGAAACTTTAACATTAACTGGGAAGAAGTAATAAGACCTACACTTACAGATACTAGAGGAGAGGTAATGTTTATCTCAACACCTAAAGGATTCAATCACTTCTACGATTTATATAACGAACAAGACAAAGACCCAGACTTTAAATCATTTCATTACACATCATACGATAATCCACACCTACCAGTAGACGAACTAGATAAAGCCAAGCAACAACTAACAGACGATAGATTCGCACAAGAATACTTAGCTGACTTTAGAAAGACACAAGGATTAGTATATAAAGAATTTAATAGAGAACTACATGTTACCAAAGAGAAACCCACCCAAGTCATTGATAAAATCGCAGGTATCGACTTTGGCTACACGAATCCAGCGACCATTATCCCGATTGAGATTGATAGCGACAGCCATTACTGGATTGAAGAAGAATGGTATAAGACTAAACAAACAACAGACCAAATCGCAGAACAAGCACTCTTATACAAATCAACGAAGGTCTATGCAGACTCAGCTGAACCAGATAGAATACAAATCCTTAAAAAAGCAGGACTCAATGTTAGAGAAGTAAGTAAAGATATAGTCGCAGGAGTAGATCACGTTAGAGAACTATTTAAACAAGGAAGAATACATATAAGCCCAGACTGTAAGAACTTAATCCACGAACTAGAAACATATAGATACCCTGATAAGAAACCTGAAAAGAATGAGGACGAGAAACCTATAAAGGAAAATGACCATGCTTTAGACGCATTAAGATATTCATTATATACTCATAAACCTACAATAAGACAAGTAGACCCAACAACCACTTACTACGTTGATTTATAAAAACTCTATGGATATAAAAATTAAAGGAGATAGATGGGGCTGGAAAATAGAATACGATGATGGAAAACCCCAATCATTTTCTCACGGAAAACACGAGTATGGAGATACAAATGCTTATAATGGAGAAACTCAAGAAGAATTAGAAGTATGGGCTAAGAAAGCTTGGAGTAATAGTAAAAATATAGTAGACAATTTAAAATAAAAAAATGGAACAAGAATACCAAGAAGCCGAAACCTCTACAGAAGAAGAAGTTGATGAGAAGAAAATCATTGACCAACTCTTCAAAGAAAAAGACAACTACCAAAAGACTAACGAGGACTCAAGGAATGAAGTAAACGACATTTACAATGCTTATATGGGTAGAATGGATGAAGTAAAGAAAGTTCCTTACTTTGAGCCTATCTCTATACCTAAGCTAAGAACAGAAGTATCTTACATTGTTCCCTTTATCTATTCAGGACAACCTGAAATAGAGATTGAGCCAGTAGGAGAAGAAGATAAAGCTATCTCACAAGTATTAGAGAAGATAGTAAACTACCGAATCTCTCAATCAATACCACAAGCCTATGAGAAGATAGAAGCTTGGGTAAAACAATCAGTAACCTTTGGAACATCATTACTTAAAGTTAATTGGAAGTTTGAAGTCCAAGACAACGAAGACGGAACACAAACTCCTATAAAGGATGAACCTCAATTAGAAGTGCCTAATATCTTAGACTGCTTCTATAACCCTATAATCTCAGACGTTGAACAACAAGACTCCCTAATCTTTAGGAGTGTTTTACCTGTGGAAGAAGTAAAGAAGAACCCTGCTTATGACTTCGTAGACAATGAAGGAAACTTAAACAGAGAGAAAGCAATGCAAGGAAACGTCCAAGCTAATCAATATGACTCATCTCATCAAGTAGAGGGTGATAAGATAACACTACAAACTGCTTCAGAAGGCACTGTAGAGGTATATGAACGTATTAGTAAGGATAAGATTCAAACAGTATGCGTAGGTAAAGAAAGGTATGTCCTAAGAGATGTTGAGAATCCTTATGGATTAAATGTAGTTAAACTTATACACGAACCTAATTGTATTCCTAATCGTTTTGGAGGTATGGGAGTAGGACAAAACACTTTAGGACTAGGTAAAGGCTTTCATTCGATTATCAATCAAACAAAACAAAACATAACTTTGGCTAATAATCCTAGGTTTATGTATAACAAGGGAGCTAACATAGATAAGCAACAGTTAGTATCAACTCCTGGTAGTGGAATAGAAGTAGACGGAGATGGACCACTTAACAATAATATAGTTCAAGTACAATTCGCAGACATTAAGAATGGAGCATTAGACTTCATTGGTAGACTAGATGATGAACATAAGAGAGCTAGTGGAGCAAATGACTTAGTTCAAGGCTCTGCATCTAACAAGACTCTAGGACAAGATGAGTTATCTTCACAGTTTAGTTCTAATAGGTTTGAGCTTATAACTCGCAGATTTAAAGAAGCTCTAGCAGACTTAGCTACTATCTTAATAGAGATGGAAATAAAGAACTTACAGAGTCCAGAGTCAGCTATTTTAAGAATATTCCCTCAAGAACTAAGACCTCAAATCTATCAATTACTTATAAGTGAAGACGCAAAGAACGCTGAATATAATGTAAAGGTTAAGGGAGATACTACAATCGCTAAGAATAAAGACATTCAGATAAAACAACTGATAGATGCTTACAATATATTCGGACAAATCTTACCTCCGGAGAATCAAATGGAATGGGCAAGAAAGGTATTAGAATTAAGAGGAATAGATGAATTAGATAAGTTAGTGCCTGATCCACAACAATACGCTCAACAAATGCAACAGCAACAAATGGAGCAACAAGCAATAGATGGACAAGCAATGCCGCAAGGAGGAACAGGAATACAAACACCTAATCAACAATTATAAATTAATAAAACTCTATGAACCAAGAAGAAATAGACAATCTAGTTGAGATAAGAGATATAATCCAAAGACCAGTATTTCAAGATATGATAGTTAAGCCAATGAGAGAATATGGAGAGAAGCTAGAGAAGGCTTATAACTGTGAAACACTATGTGAGTTGAACACTGTTAAAGGGAAGAAACATGGAAGCGATGAGTTCTTCAATATACTTAAAAGAATCAGTATAGAATTTAAAAACAAAGAAGATTAAATCGAAGGTTCAGGTAGATAAAACTCTACTGTCCTGAACTTCTGATATAAGGTCGAAAGGAGGTTCATTAACAAATCAATAATCAATCACAAAACATGGATACTAATGAAAATAGTGAACCCGTAGGGGGTGCTGACGTTACAGCCTCTCAGGATACTTCTCAAGAAAACATTACCCAACCTGTTGAAGAAACAACCGAGGCTACTAACGAAAGCGAAGTTGTTGAAGAAACAGAGAAAGTAAAGTTGGCAGGCAAATATGAAACACCTGAAGAACTTGAGAAAGCTTACAAGGAACTGGAATCTAAACTAGGAGAGCAAGGGCAAAAATCCGAACTCGTTAATAGGTTAGAGAAACAGACTGGTAAATCAGCTCAGGAAATCTCAGATTTTATGGAACGCCAAGAGCAAGAAAAGATTCAACGCAACATTCAGGATAATCCTGGTATGGCTGCGTATGAAAAAGTTCAAGGTCTCGAACAGCAAATAGCCTTACAGAATGAAGAAAAGGAATTGGACTCATTTATAAAGGAAAACCCACAGTATGAACCCCAAAGAGATAAGATTCTAAAACTAGGTCTTAATATCGAAAGGGACAAGCCGTATGCAGATATTGCAAAGGAATACTTTGGAGAACCTATTGCTCAAGGTCAA